GGCTGTCAAGTCTGGTGCTTCATTTGATTTCAATAAACACTCGACTCTTGGCGAGTTTACTAACGATCTGAAAGAACTCTATGCCTCTGGTGATTTGATTGGTATATCACTCAAAAAAGTAACATCTGACAGCGTTACGGTGGTTGAAAATAATACCACTGGATTTATAAGGCGGCCTGTCGAGTATGGTGGTTACGACAAACAGAGTGACAGTTCATTTTTCAACTCCAAGGACTACTATATCTACCTTGGGAAAGATAAGAAGGTCAAGATGCAACTTAGAACTTTTGACAATGCAAAGAGTTGGCAAGGTGAAGTCAAAGGCAAGTCAGCAGCTGCTGGTAAGATAGGTGGTGGTGTGCTGGAGTCAATTATGGTCAGAAACAGCACACTAACAAAATTTCCCTATGACAATAGGACTCTGAAAGAGTTAGCAACAAACCCCAAGAAAAATCCACAGTTCCTAGAAGAGTTGTATAATATGTTTGTTGGTTTGGAGGGGTCTAGCATGAAGAAGGACGCATTTGTAAAAGCTGCAAGTGCAAACAGGATTGGTCGAGTTGGTGGTGCAGATTGGAGATTTTCTAAATATAGAAGTATGTTCTTTGTATCCCAATTACAAGACAACAAACGCATAGCAAATACTGTGTGCGATAATATTGCTGCATACTCTATGTCACAGTCTGACGAAGCAGCGCCGCATGTAGTCTACAAGTAACTAAACCTTCCACCCTTCACCAAACTCTGTCTGGTCGAAAACAGCCTCTGCAAATTTATCGTCTGCCCCTTTCCGTTGATTACTATCTGCCAGACCCTTCTGCTCGTCTTCACCCACATCAAATAATTTCATCTTTGCACGGTCTATGCCCACAACAAACCTTTTGTTGGTGGTAGGGTCATTGTATCTGTTCTTGAGTTGCTTCACCGCAATCTGGTTCAGTTCGTCAAGTTCTTCATTACTAATGAGTGCAAACATGAGGTCAGCCGTAGCCGGGAGACCAAAACTCTCCGAAGTATCTTCCAACCCAACATCACTATTGGAGTACCCGCTCCTTGTGGTCTGTGTAGCCGACATAATCGGGACGTTTGTCTCAACTGCGAGTCCCCTAAGTTCCTCAGCAATCGCTTTGATATACATGTAACTGTTAACATTTCCATTCGCCTTAAATCTTGATGATGCACATATGTTCAGATAGTCAATGAATATGATATCTGGTTTGAATGACTTCTTGATAGCCAGTTCCTTGATCAGTCCTCTAAAGTGATTACAGTGCGCTGATGCAGTAGGATATTCCTTGATGACTAACGTTCCATTGGTATTCTTGATGATGGCATCCATCTTGTTGTCATACATTTGCTTGGGTAGTTCATGCAAATCATCTATAGAGATATTCATGAGGTTTGCATCTATACGTTCAGCAATACGCTCCTCAGCCATCTCCAGAGTGATGTATAGGACACTTCTACCTTGACTTAGACAGTTTGCTGCCATGTGACACATGAACAGCGATTTACCAACACCAGTGCCCGCAAGTGCAATGTTCAGTGTTTTCTGTGGTAATCCACCCTTGGTTATTCGATTGAAGAAGTCCAGATCAAACGGAATCTTCTCCTCTACCTTATGGTAGAAGTCAAATCTGGATTCTGAATCCAACAAATAATCATGACCAACACGGTTATCAAAACCAACAGCCAAGGCATCTGTGAGAATGCTTGGTAGAGCATCGACCCCTCTAGCTTTATCCTTTCCATCAATAATTTTAATCCCATCCACAATTGCATTGTACACCGCCTTATCTTTACAAAATTGTTCTGTGGTTTCCACTAACCACTCAAAATTCACATCGTCATCACTTTTTAGACTCTTAAGCACCGATAATACACGCTTGTAGTCTTCTTCACTCAAATCTTTACGACTGTCCAGTTCTACCTCAAGAGAGTTCTGATTGGGCAGAGCATTGTACTTGTCTACAAATTTCTGTATCTCCTCAAATACGATGCGTTCAGTACGATCAGAAAAGTAATCTCCCTTAATAAAAGGTAACACCTTACGAGCATATGGCTCATTGTGTATTAGATTGTTAAGGGCTGTCTGTTCAATTGTTGTCATTCATAAACCTCGTTATGCCAATAGATTCCTCTATGCGTGTGAGTGATTTTTCATAATACTCTTCATCCAATTCACAACCTAACACCTTCCTGTCACAACGTAGTGATGCGACAGCGGTGCTTCCACTTCCAGAGAATATATCTAGAACACTGTCACCCTCGTTACTATATGCACGAATAATACGTTCTAATATATCAACATTTTTAGTTGTTGGATGCCACCCTACAAAGTCTTTTGATGTGGTATGGTTGTTCTTCTCCCAAATGCATGTTGGAATAGTGCCTTGTGTATGTTCTTTACCTGTTCTCAAATTCTTTTTGACCTTACGCTCCACTCGTATGTCATGATCATTGAACAGGAAATCTTTACCTTTGCTGTAACACCACGCATACTCATGTTTTCTTGCAAAATTAGTTTTAGCTCTGCCGCCCCAATTATATCCCCATATGATTTCGTTCTGACCATTCATAGACTCATATGAGTTTAGGATATCAAGCTTGTATCGTAGAAAAGTGTCTGTCTTGAGTGTTCCCCATACGACTAGCATCCGATTGGGTTTCAATACCCTCACGCATTCATCAGTCCATAGTTTACACCAAGCCAGATACTCTTCCTCTGTCTTCCACTGACTGTCCCAGCCCTTTCCACCATCAAATCCAATAAAGTATGGTGGATCAGTGAGGACAAGATCAACAGACTCATCCTCTATGGTCGAGAGATATTCAATGCAATCTTTATTTTTAATCATTCATCACGACCTCTAAATCTTTCATATCTTGGGCAGCACGGTCAACAATCGCTTTCGCTTTTATTTCAGCAAAGTTCTTCAGTTCGACACTTTCCTCACCTTTGCTATATGCTTCATAGATTTTATCACGAAGTTCTGCTTCCATGCAACCATACTTAGCAACTTCAGTGCGGTTGAGGTTGACTTGAGCACACTCAATAGCACTGTGAGAGTGTTGCCCTTTCTTGTTCAAAACTTTCTTGAGAATAGTAGTAGGATCAATCACAGCATAGTCATAGTCATAGTATTTGTTGCCACTAAGGTCTATAACAATAACTTCATAGCGAGTGGGGTGAACTTGGTTCAAACCAACGCTCTTAGCAGTACAATCTTTATGCTCTACGAAGAAATTGTCATCTTTGAACCAGAGATCATCAGTGTGATTGCCCTTGTGTTCAGAAAGAGGTTTCTCAGCACCTAGAAGAACACGAAGGCGTTCCTCAACCTCAATAGATTCTGTCTTGATAGAAGAATTAGTGCGAGTATTGTTTTCAGATAGCATCATAATAACCTCTTTGTTTTTTCACTATACACATTATCGCATCATTTAGTAGGTTTGTCAAGTGTTTTTTTCATTTAATTGTTGTCAACTACTGGTTCCTCATTCGTTATGATATCAACTAGGATATCACCAATTAGCTCAAAGAAATCTTCCTTGAAATAATCTCTTGGTAGATCATTATTGTCAATAATATCTTACTCAAAACGAAAAGGCAATGCCCCTTCAGAATCTATTTCTTTCTCATCTGGTATCGACACTTTACCATATTTGTAGATGATACCCGCATACCTACCAGCCTCTTCTGTCAGGCCTATGTAAGTATCCTTCTCATATTCTGCACCTTCATCAAGGTCTTCAATTTTTTTGAGAACAAATTTGTACTTATCTTTAATGTCAGACATTTTCTAGCATCCATTCTAAATATATTTCTTCATGGAGAATAACGTATCCATCGCTATCTCCATATGTTTTAATGTGCGTGTACACCTCTTTTGGTGCATACAATTCTACTTGGTTCTTCCACCATTCTACAGGCTGTCGAGTAACATGAGCATTTGTGCCATCTGACAACACAGCCTGTGCTTCGTTGTTTGCGATACCAAGATACACGAACCGTTCTGCTCGTGAAAATATCTGGTCAATAATTTCTGGTATCTGGTCTTCTGGTATATGCTCCATCACATCAGTTGACAGAACACCGTGGAATGAACCATCAGGCAGATCATCATGCTCTGGTATTGCAGGGTCATACAATGTAGGAGTGGGCCAGTGCCAATCATTGACCTCATACACATCACCCTTCCCACAACCAAAGTCGAGAAGGGTTTCTGCTTTCGTATCAAAGATTAGATCGTCTATGTGACGTTTATGAAATTTAAGAGCACCACCGTTACCATAATTATTTTGTTCTTTATGGTATTTTTTGTATTCCTCAATCCACCAGTTCATTTCTTTTCATCATCTTTCTTTTCTGGATACATGGTTCCATAAAGACCTTTATTGAATGAATCCATATTTGCATATGATGGCACATATGGTTTAGGTTTTTTGATTTCGTTAGCCTTTTCTAACTTTTCAATTCTGGATTCAATCCCATCAATTCTTCGATTTTTATCTAGTGAGTCACCAAGGCCTACTAATCCACCCACAACGGTTAATCCAATACAACCGTTAAGTGCGAGAATTG